ATGAGGTTTTACTCCTTAAAGTCAGGTATTTATACGCACTTATACTATTGGTTCTATTTTACCTTCATCAAAACAAACCTTATGACAAAAAAATCTCTTAGCATCTTAGTATTCGTCATTCTACTAGCGTTAGGGTGTCGTAAAACAGAAATTGATCAATCCGAAGAAGTCAATAAGTCAACAATCGCCTTTTTTGACTCAAAAAAAATTGAAGATCCTGATGTTCTATTGATCATCCAGAAACTCCAACTATTAAATTCTAATAAGGAGTTTGTATCAAAAATTCAGAAGTTCGGAAACCCAATTTGGGACAAGGTTCTAATTCAAAAGCTTAAAAAATCCGGAAATTCTTATAGAGTCTATGATCAAGACTCAATTGTAATTATTCCAATTGCAGACGAATACTTAAAAATCGTAACAGCAATGTTAGTTTCCACTATTCATAATGGTGAGTATTCTTTTCAACTTATGTTATTACAGGACTATGAATCTTATTCTTCTAATGAAATGGACTTCATAAAGGGATTTGCGGCCCTCGATCATAAGGTTTATTCAGCTCATAAAGACTACAAGATTGATCCTTCATTAATTATCAGCGACGAAATTGGCGTATTAAAACTAAAACCATTAACCCCAGCAGCCGGAGAGGATGAAGATCCTTGTGATATCATTGAAATCTGGTATAATCCAAGTGGATCTAATGATGATGGTGACGAAATCAACACTGGGGAATGGTACTATGCAGGTGATTGCAATGAGAGCGCTCCTGTGCCACCGGTTGTAGTATTATGGGGAATTGGAGGAGGGAATAACGGGCTGATTTATACTTTACCAGATCTGGGAGGTTTGTCAACAGGTCAGGGATTCAATCCATTTCCTTACACCCCAAATTTTAGTCCTGACGAAATGTTGCATTATCTAACAGAGCAATTAAATTTAGACCCCACTTTAGAAGCTTGGCTCCAAAGTAATCAACAACATTTAAGCTTTTTATTCAATTCCCTATATGGACATTTCACAATACAATTACGGGACCGTCTATTGATCGCTATTAAATACTTAAAGGAAAATCCAAGTACGTCCGATTCGGATTTAGATAATTGGTTTTTAGGCTCAGAGTATATTGAACCGGAAACTGATCCTTTGCCAGCAGGTTTCTGGGACGATCCTAACCTTAATATTCCCCCTCAGACACTTCCCAGTATGTCGAGTTTACGGTTAAACTACCCTGTTCCCGATCACGGAGGCCCAAATGACAATCCGGTATCATTTTACAATTCGCTAGGGGGACAATTACTTGCGGATGTTTCTCCAGTAAACTTGCAAACTAATACATGTGCTGCTCGGTTGTCTGATGCTTTATTAAAGTGCGGCATCACGATTCCAAATATCCCTTCTGTTACACATAAAGCCGCAAACGGAAAATATTATTTTACAGCAGCTGATCAAATGGGAGAATGGATGAAACGAACTTTTGGAACTCCATCCTCCAATCCTAATAATGTACATGTATATAATAATGCACAAGGAGGTTCAAATGGAAATCTATATCCTAGTCTACTTCAAAATTCAAATGGGTTATATTTACTATTGCCTATGAGCCAGAGTCGTACAGTTGGATTTGGTGCGACGGGTCACGTTGATGTGATTAGCAATGGGAATTGTCAAAGTGGCCATTGTTACTTTAGCGCAACAGGAGGCGTTTATCAAATATGGGTCTGGGACTGCCCACAATAAACAAATAAATAATATGAAAATCTTTATTTTACTTTTAAGCGTGATCACTATTTTCTCGTGCTCGACAGTTAAGGAAAATAAAAAATACAAAGAAGATTTATCCGTGGACAACTACAGAAGGAGGTCAATGTGTCTTTGCCTTCTCTATGCTTATGACTCGACCGGTCAAAGTAATGTACGTCGACTTGGATATTCCGATCAAGTTGCATTTGCAATCTTCGATTCATCAATATTAAGTGAATTAAGGCCAGTTTTCAATAAAATGATTAAAGATTCTATTGATAAAATTGGCAGAGTAGCTGAAAACGCAAGCAAAATTGACATATTTAATAATTGTCTAGATTATTATAATAGCAAACAATTAAAAAAGTCAGCCAGAAAGAATTTAAAAAGAATTAGACAATCTGTGAATATTGATACTGCCATGTATTATCACGTGCATTTTTAATAGAATGAATTTCACGAATTAAAGGTATAGGACAACAGTTCTATACCTTTTTGATTTGAAAGTGCATACCATCCTTCCGCTTCCAAGTTCCTCCCCAGTCGAAACCGGCGTCAGTGAAACACTTTACAAAACCTTTTGATAGCGTTGGCACTTTGCCCAACTGATTCCAGGCTGCATTTACGTCGATAGCAAGTCCCCACGAATGAATGCTCTGAGAAAGGGCGCCACGCTGTTTGCGAATATTGAAACATCCATCGAACGTCTTCAACTCATTCACAAAACCGCGATCGATTAAATTTTTAAAGGCCTGCGATAATGGTCCGATCAGATCTCTATTGCAATAAAGACGTTTTGGGATGACTCCGATTTCCAATTCAGCAGGCACATCCCAAATGATCATATTCGTGTACTTCTCGGGCACACCGTACTTCGCCAGGCAATCTTTTGGAGTGATCATTGGGATAGATTTAAGAAATAAGATCCGCCGAATTGCCACTTATCATTTGCGCGGCCGGCAGCAACTCTGAGGACGTTTTGATTCTTGAATTGAATCAGTCCTGCGGCTCCTGTGTAGTTCATCGGATATGCATACTCCAGTCCCAGATAAAACTTCACTACCTCCTTTGTGATCATCTGCTTATTGAGAGACCAGGAGAATGATCTATTGAGGATCAAGCCAGCTACAGTATCTTTTACAATTGCATACCCATCCTCTCCAAAATGCAAGGTGTCCTGGTAGAGGCGAACGGCACATTGTTCAGGGGCTTCCGGTTCAACAAGCCAGTCTTCACCGGATAAAGAATCTGATCCTATGTATGGCGGAGCAGCGAATACTTTTACTCCAGACTTGCCAGCAACCGTTATTTTATTTGTCTTTCCACCTGAAGGAATAACCGGTCCGGGAGTTGGAACATAAACCGTGTCATGCGTTCCTGTAATGACCATTGGCTGAACATCCGGACAAACAACGGGATCCTTGCATCCCTCACGCATAAGAAAACATGCAAGGACCACCACTGCCAGCATATAGAAAATGCGCTCTACCCAGGTCATTTCTTCAACCCTTTTAATTCAGAAACATCAATATCGCCGCTGGCAATTTTCTGATTCTTCTGATAGGAATAGCGTCCATAAATTATGGCTGCAAGACCTGTCGCAATACCAATCAGCGTATCAAGATTCTCCAGCGATATCTTACCCTTTGCAACAAGAAAACCACCAATGAACTTCAGTACCTGCATGATACTTGTCTGAACCATCTCGATTGTCGTTGTCTTGTCAACAATACCCCAGATGAGTGATACAAGCACCATGATGGCGCCAGTAGCTTCCTGAGCAAAGCTGGCATCGGCCACGGTACCAAATACATTTTTTCCGATCAAATACGATCCGGCAAGGGTAAGGATGGAGCGAATAAGGGAAAGCACTTTTTCTTTGTTCATGTTCAGTAATTTTTGATTTTAAATTGATTTTTATTCGGAAGCGCAGCTTCTATTTTCGTGAGCCTGATCTCGTGTTGGTTCATGGCACCAGTAGCTTCTCTGATATCCTGTTGTAACCGATTAACATAGGTTGTATTGTCAGCAAAGCGTCTTTCAATCTCTTCGATCTTTACTGTAATTTTTCCTTGCTCAACGCTGATCTCATGTACTTTGAGGAAAATGGTCCCAGCAAGCATTAACAGCAATCCATTTGCAGCTGTATTAAAAATTTCAGCCAAGCCCTTTTTTGAGTTATTCGGTTGTGCCATGGTCAGAGTGATCTTACAGAAGCGATCGCAGATGCTCCTTTTTTGAATGATATTTTTGATGTGGTACTGAATATTTCGGAGCCGGTTTCATCCAGATGGCGAATGCGATAAGTGTAAGTGCCATTAACCGGTGGAACATCCAGATAAGTATATTCTTTAATACCCTGCAGTGGCGTCACACTCCCAATCTTGGCGAAAGATTTTCCTTTGCGCTGGATCTCAAAACTCTTGCTGCCGATTACCGGCATTCCAGACCAGTTGATTTGTATATCACGTTTGCGGGCGGTCGACTTGATCCACTCGAAGGAAAATGTTTTGATTGTCGGAACTGTTGTGCTGGAAAATTCGAAAGGTCCAAGATCCGGTGCTGTACTGACGTAAGGCATTCCCGAGATGATCGTACCCGCGTTGATCAACTTGGATCCAGCTGAAGGCTTTAGGAAATTAAGATCCGGAAGACTGCCATCGGCTTTGCGGGGCCCATCAGCTCCAGCGGAACTTACGCTCATAAAATCTGCATTTACGATCGTAAGACCTGGGATGGTCCACGAATTGGTTGTGCCGGTTATTTCGCTACCAGTTTGGGCTTCTTCACCGTTCTGATAAGCCCAGTTATTTTTAAAATCACAGGTTGGTGCGGGTGATACATATCCCCACTGATATCCTTTCTTATCATTCTTGAATGATCCACAGTTGTACATTCTGGTACCGATATCACCGTCATTCTGATCAAAACCTGCCCGTCTGTTTTCGAATGACAGGCAATTCCTCAGATCACGAATGATCGTACTATTCGAAGCCGCCCCCGCCTTATGCGGTCCAAGTTTAAAGCCATCGCCGTCTCCTCTTTTTGTGAATGTGCCTGGCTCGTTACCGTTCCAAAATGCCCAGCAATTTTTAAAAGTAAAGGTGCCACTCGTGCCATAGAGATCAAAGCCATCATCCGAAATCCACCAGGCGCGACAGCCATCGAAAGTATTTCGCGTTGCTGTGGATCCGCCGGTGCACTGGAACCCGTTCGCATTTCCCCAGGCGCCACCATCAGTCGTGAGCCTATCATCCATATGATGGGCATCGCAGTTTAGAAAATAGTTGTCATTGGAATCATCGGAAAGGATGAACCCGTAACCACCAATATGGTCGGCCTCAATTCTTGAAAATAGGCTGTGTGAAGTTCCTTGCAGATCTATTGCGCGGGAAACGCCGGCGCCGTTACTGCGCTGCTTTAATCCAGTAACTCTTAATCCTTCAACATGCAGATACGAACAATTGCGAATGATGAGAATGGTAGGATCGTTATTCGCAGGATTGATATTACTAAGATCGAGAACCGGGCTTTCACCAGGATAATTTTTGATAAAGAATGAATCTGCAGAGGTGCCATTCATATTTTCCCAAAGACAATGCACAGAAGCTGATGCACTTTGAGTCGTTGTGTATGTTCCACCGCGGATGTAGGCTGTATCACCTTTACTCATTACAGTGGTCAGCTTTTGCCATGTTCTGAATGGTTGCGTGATCGTTCCAGGGTTGGCATCGCTACCGGTTGGAGAAACATAGTAAACATGTATTGCAGTTGGTGCGGGTGTAAAGAAGACACCCAGCAGTATGCATGCGGTGAGGGCTGTGAGGAAATAAAATTTATTCATGGTAAAAGATTTATTTGTAAACGCGAAAAGAGGCTTGAAACCAGGAGACCGTTCCATCAGTTGCATAACCCGAAAGACTACTGATCGTTTGGGTAATGATTGTATCATCCTCTCCGTCCAACGGAAACCAAGAAAAAATAGGGGCATCTCCTGTCACTTCTCCTGCTGTGTACGTGACAGCCGTTTTCCCATTAGTAAAGCAGTTGGTGCAATTCGCAAAGAATTCTCCATCTGCCGATTGGCTCCATGTAATCGTACCGATTTCATTGTTGATGACCTGTACCACAGGAGCGTCATGGCCAGTGCTGGAAGGGAAAATATTTGCGACATACTCTTTGTATTTTTTTATCGCAATGACTCCACTTTCGTTCGGCGCAAATAAATTCCGACTTGCTCCAAGACTATCCGGAAGGATATTGACGCAGTTGCCATCTGCTTTCGCTACATACAAATAACCTTTGCCCGCGTCTGTTCCTGCGCCAGCTTCACCGAACGTGGTTGTGGAACGTACAGCGTACGATTTGTTATCTCCGGAAATAACGATGTTATGTGTAGTTGTGGAATCTCTGCCGGTAACATCGTCCAGATTATCACTGCCACCGCCTCCAGCATTTGCATACCGGTGCCAGTCACCGTTAGCATCAACACCAACAACATTGGGAGCTGAGCCAGACGCAGAGTCGAGGTTCATGTGCAGACTGTTCATCCAATCAACGAAGACTACTGCCCGCCTACGAATTGAATTGGTGAAATTGGCCCCTACTACGAATGAGGAGTCGCCATAATTTGCTATGCTCTTTCCAATGGTAATTGACCTATCTCCATACGAATACGTGTTATATCCGAAAGCAATTTTACCAGCGCCGCTAAATCCTCCTATATAGCCAAGAGGAACACTGCCTTCTCTAAAGTCGAAAGGGCCGGCAGCAATATTAAATTGTGCAGCAGCCGAGGAAGTGCCATCAGTAAGCCACACATTATTTGTGCCCGCATACTGCGCATCATTGTAAGCCGAAGTATGAATCACCGTCGTATCAATTACAATTGCAAAGTTGTGAGGACTAATACTGTCAACTAAAATCCCATAACCTCCGGCAACTTGTTCGCGTGTAAGCGCATTTTGAATCGCTTGCACCAACTGATAACCGTACATCTTCTTTGTCACTCCACCTTGTACAACAGGGTAAAGAACAGAATCGATCACCGTAAACGATGTGACCGCGGGAAGTTCAGAGATTTTTTTACCTTGCTGTTCCTGCGCCTGCGCGACAGCTCCAAAACTCACTGCGCCAAATATGAGCGCCAAAAGAAATTTTTTCATTATTCAATTATTATTATTTCACCATCTTCCGTTAGGATATTATCACCACCTTCTGTCAGCAATCCATCCCAGTCCGGTGTCGGAGGAACCCCGCCACCGTTTGTTCCACCGCTGTTACACGGACAGAAATCGAGCGCATTGCCCAGATATATCTCTTTGATATCAGTCATCAGTAATCTTTTTCACAACAGCTCTCTTTGCGATTGCCGTATAGTCCATGAATCCATCCAGTTTTACGGTTAAAGCCCACGCCGTCATTATTTCCACAGTCACACTTTCTGCAGTTGTACATGGGAAAACTTCCAATATTCTCACAGATATATTCCTGCACAGAAGCTATCAATGGATCAATACGGTCCTGCAGCAGCTTGTCAAGTTTCCATTGAACATCTTTGAGTGATGCACTTGCAGCGTTTGACCCTTCGTTGAATTGAGCTATCGATTTCGGATTGAGTTGCATCTCACCCTGGCTCTGGTATTTCGACCAGTTGGTCGGTGTTGCGATATATACCACGCATTCAGCAACCAATTTCCAGAGATGTTCATTCCACAGCTCACGGTATGAATCATTTAAAAATTCAGAAGCATTCAGCATTGATCCGACGGTTAAAGTCAAACCGGATTCACTTTCCAGAAAAGTTTTGTTGAGATCTGTAACAATCACATTTTTGATGCTGCAGATATCATTGTACAAATCCTTGCAGATCGCTTTCTTCACAAAGCGTTCCTCAGCGATTTGAATCGCTTGCAGAATATTTCGAGGATCCACTGTACCGTCAGTCGGACCCTGAGCAATAACCTCGTCAGGTGTTATTAGCACCTTGCGCGGAAGCAGGTTGACCTTGTACATTTTTACTCGATTTAATTTCTGAAAGAAGTTTGTCGCCACCTTTATCCAGTCCTAGCGGATCAAGGCCGGCGAGTTTTCGCGCCTCATCCACAGTCATAAACTTGTCCGGATCCAGATCAGCCAGGTAGCTGTAAGGCATTGCTGATTTGAAATCAAATTTGTATTTCGTAACTTCTGAAGCTCCAAAATGTTCCGACCAGATCTTTGCGATCGGATTTACCACTTTGTCAACCAGGCGAAGCCGAAGTGGCTTGCAAAGCATTGCTTCTTTAGTGTCGAAAACAGACCGGATCATTTGATTTCCTGACGCAAGCCCTGAAGGCCTTTCGATTCCTGCAAGCATCGCATCCCATCCGTTCGCAGCCACTATTTTTGATTCAACACGTTTATCGAACTCGATAAATGATCCTTCCTTCTGTGTCTCGAATGGTTTGAAATCAACTCCATCAATACCCATTTCGGAGGCAAGCACAACAACACGTCCGGTTTTTCCTTCGCCAACATGAGTGAGAAGAATTTCCTTGGCCTGCTTTTGCGCTTCCTCATTGGTCATTGCTGATTTAAAAATCAACATACCACCGATAATCATGTTATTGTCGAAGTTGTCCAGGTTATACTGTGCTGATTTCGATTCCAGAAGTTGATAGCGAATACCAGCTATTGAAGCAGGCAATCCATAATGATCTACACCAGCTACCTCATTTTTAAAGTGAAGCATTGTCCGCTGTTCATCTCCTTCTTTAACCCAGCAGGAATTTTGATCAAGTGGATTTGGACTCCAGAGTGGAATTCTTTTTGCTTTACTTATATCGCCAACCTTCCCCTTCTTCGCAAACGATTTCGAGATTAAAACAATCTTTGGCGTATCACTTGAATTTTCTGGTGCTTCCAGTCTGCAATACAAATCAGAATGCAGATAGATCTTCACGTATTTTGTCTTGCCGATTGATCCCTTTACGATTTCAATGAACTGGTTTCCCTGGCCACGTTCACCTTCGACAATTCCCGTCAAAACCTCATCGAGAGACTGGTTATTGTTATTGACGGATCTTGCCCATTGTAGCCACTCACCATTTGGCTTTTCGGTTTCCAGGATAGTTAGTCCTGCACCAATTGTTGTTTTAGCGATAGACTGAATACACGCGTTTTGAGTGGGTGAAAGAAGACGCGCCTCCAAAAGCAAACTGGGCAAGTTGTCGTCCTTGCCCAGAAATGGAATATATTTCTGGCCACGTGCGAGATAATAAAAGGAATCCCCCGATGTCTGAAAAGGTATCGGGTTTTTGGGATCGAGGTCTACTGTGTTCTGAACAGTAAACCGGACCTCTGCTTTTGGAGCTTTGCCTTTTTCATCATTGAGCATGTGACCATGACTTATGCGGGCTTATTTATCGCCGCCGGTTGGTTGTGATATTTTGTTGACTGCCTGCTTCGCATCGAACTGCTGCGCTTTAATTTCCTGCAGTTCTGCAAGCGTTGGCTGAGTCTCAAACATGTTGAGAATACGCTGATTCTTGTTTGCCTTAGCCAACTCATACAGCTTATGCAAATCATTTCGTTTGCCAAGCGGCAGGCAGCTGTTGTTATAGCCTATCTGTACACCTTCATAGGCCTTCTTTATTTTTAATTCCATATCAGGAAAAATTTTTCGAAGTGATTAAAGCTTGATGAAGTCCTGCAACGCACCGATTCCACCAGAGAACTCATAAGGCGCACGTGAGTACGAACCTTTAATGGACAGATCCTGTCCGTTGAACTCTGTGAACTTCTTGCCGGTATCGATTTTTGAACCGTCCTGGCGAAGTTTGAATTTTGGAATCAGCAGATCGTTCACGTATTTTTCGCCGGCAACGAAAATGGTTCCATCGTTATTTCTCCAGACGAAAACCAACTGGCAGCATGCAGCTGCAGCATCGATCTTCTTGTTGAAGTTGGTCATCGCCTGAGAGAGTTTTGCCATCCTTGCAAGGATATTGTACTCCCAAGCTGAAGACGAACCGTCGGCATTTGATTGAGAAATGGTGACCTGGATAGTATCCTCGAGCGAATCAATAGGATACAGGTAGGCTCCTCCAGCTGCTGATGCTCCACCTCCAGTAAAGGAGATCGTAGGTGCGCTAGTATAACCTGTTCCACCTGCGGTTACTGTAACGCTAACCACTACGCCATTCACGATGGTTGCGGTTGCAGTAGCTCCCGTTCCCGCTCCGGTAATTACAACTGTTGGAGCAGTTGCATATCCTGATCCTCCATCGGAAACGGTAATTGCTGTTACAGCTCCTGCAGTAGCAGTTGCGGTTGCTGTCGCGCCGGACCCAATGCGATATTCGATCGCTGAATAACCGGTCGGATCACCGTTGGCATCTGCAGCTCCTTCGGTGAAATTAAAATCGTTGGCGTCACCAACAAGAAGCATGTCGCAACCACCGATTGTGGGTGCACAAGCACGAGTATATCCTTTTACAGTACAGCCTACCATGATAAGTAAGTATTAAAATTTTAAAATTTAGATTTCAGTCATGCCGAACACTACGTGTTGCGGTGCTGCGATTTCAGTTCCTGCTTTCATGTGCATCTGGCGTTTCCACACATTGTCATCATCGCTCCACCACATACGCACTGCTTCATTTCGACGAGGACCGCCGCCATATTTGCTGTCAGCCCCATAAAGGAAGTTTCCACGAAGCGTAAGGATAACAGCATGCGCTTCGGTACCACCATTCAAGGCAGCAAGAACGCCATCCCATTTCTTCACCTTTACTTCGATGCCCTTGTAGTAAAGCTTTGGACGGCCACTCATCCTTTCCATAAGCACGGTGTGGCCTGCAGCGATGAGATAATCATAATAAGCTTCTGCCAGATCGCTGTCCACATAGAAGCATTTATCTTCTTTCGCAAAGAATTTAAAAAGGCCATCCTGCGCATCGAACGCGGATTTTAATGCGGTATTTGCCTGTGTGCCGGTGAGCGTTCCAGCAGGAATGGTGAAGGTTTGGCCGGATGGAATAGTACCCGCAGCGATGTATTTCGCGATGTGGGTAAAGATGCCATCGCACTTATTCCAGCTCCAGATTCCATTTGAATCAGCAGAGCGAGTGATATCACCAAAATATTTATTGGTGTACAAATCCGTGGCAACACCTTTCTCGATGATCGGCATTACCTGAGCACCGAACATGTCGAAGTTTTCCTGCGCATAATCTTCGAAGCATCCCTGGTAGAATTCTTCCTGGCAGTCTTCAACCGCAGCATACAATTTTGTTGTGCTGATGCTGCGCGCAGAAAGACGACCAGCAGATCCATAGATCAGCTTACAGGTTGCTTCTCTGCGTTTCAAAATGTTCTGTCCGCCGAACAGATCCAGAATTGGCCTGCTGGTTACAACATCGTCCATGATCTGCCAGTCGCCTTCTTCATCAGAAGGGATGGTCACCTGACCTGTTGCATCGTCGATGACGTCACCGAATTGAGGCATCACGATGAGCTCGTGAAATGAACGAGGAGAAACTTTGAACGGAGTGAGTACTGTACCCTTTGCCATTGTATAAAAAATTAAATTGTTCTTACTTGTGTTTAAGGATTAGATATCCATGGTGACGCTACCGGATTGCTTGAGCGTGGCCACGTCATACACGCTTCCGTTTTTGTTGAGGCCTGCAGCACTCACCACTGTTACGAGAACATCCAGACCATCGGTAGGATTCAACCCATCTCCAACAACGTCTGCTGTGATGTATGCAGGAGAGGATCCGGTCTTATATTCCTTCTTCTTACCGAATTTGTCAGCCACGGTTACCTGTAATGCAGCCCTGGAATCACTTCCGGGATAAGATGTGTTGTCTGTCACCGTGAGGATGCGATCAGTACCGTAATTGGTAACTGTCACTGCCGTTACAGCACCACTTCCAACCGTTGCTGTTGCTGCAGCTCCGTGACCACCGCCACCGGAGAATGCCACAGTTGGGGCCGAAGTATACCCGGATCCTGCATTGGTGATCGTAATACCAGTAACGCGGCCATTTGTAACAGTAGCCGTAGCAGCAGCCCCGGTTCCACCACCACCGGAAAATGAAACTGTTGGAGCAGACGTATATCCTGTTCCGCCGGAATAGGAGAAAGCTACGGCTGCGCTGAGTTGATTTTTGGGAGTGCAATATCCCTGTGCTGCTGAATTATCGATGGCTTTCATATATGAAGCTTTTTGAAATTTTTAAATAGAGTTTTTAGTTGTCGTGGCCCATCTCAGAATCATCATGCCATGTCACGCCGCTGAAACGGTTCTTTGGCAACTTGCGCTGATCCTTGTTTTTTACCTCAGTGTCCTCACCGGATTTTCCACCAAGTTTTCCCGCCAGACTGTTGGTAATTTCAGTCTTCGCGTTTTCGAGATCAGCTTTCGTCAATGAATTCTTGGTAGATTCAGTGATCAGGTTCTTGATCGCTTCATTGCTACCTATATTTTTCATCGCTTCTGTAACTGCAGTGTTCACCATGTTCTGAATGGCACCCTGGTCGGGAGTTGAACCCTCTGCGAGTGCATTGGTGATAGACTCCGTGAATGTTGACAGTGCATTCTTCACGTTATCATCGCCTGCTTTGTCTTTGATGCCGAGTTTTTCCAGCAAACTGTTGAAGCCATTATTGATGGCATCAGTAACTTTTTTTGAGAGGTCCATATCTGAACTGTTTGAATGAATGTGTGAATTGTATAAATTCAGAACTGCTGTGTTCTGATAAGGCCAGCTTTCAGGTTTGATAGCGTTGCTGAACTTTGCCTCGCCTGCAACATTTGAAATAAACCCGTTTTCTTTCGCTTCCTGAGCTGTGAACCAGGTCTCTTTGTTCATCCAGCTGGCGATTGTTTCTTTTGGTTTGCCGGTAACATTTGCATAGAAATCGCGGATAAGATCATTGTACTTCCTGCCCGCGCGAACCTGATTTTCGCATTGATTGATATCTCCATAAGCAACCATGCTCACATTGTGAATCATCATCATGCTGTTGGCAGTCATTGAACTGTTCTTGCCAATCATAAGGTAAGTAGCCGCTGAGGCAATGATTCCGCGACCGATACGATTTACGGTAACACCTTTGTTTTCCAGTTCCACCAGGTAATCATGCATCGCCATGGCATCGCCGACGTGTCCGCCTGTGCTGTTCACATAGACGTTTACTGTTTTGGCATTAGCTGAATCAATCTGATTGCGGAAAGATTTGAAAGAAACACTTGTTTCATCGCCCCACCAGTTTTTCATAATCTCCTGGGTTGAAGCATCTACAATATCCCCATCAATGTGAACATCGATTGCATCGCTGCCCTGATTGGCGATCTTGTAATTGAAAACAGAAAGTGTTGGCCTTGTCATCGACCGTAAAACTGCAACGAAGAATTTAAAAAGTAATTATTTTAATTACTTATCACAAGGTTTTCCCTTGCATTTTTCAGAATGGTATTGTGCTATATGCTTACCGACATTGAGCCTATATGCAATCTGGGCCTGACTTTTACCGCGTGATCGCAGAAGACAGATCTTTGCCGACAGTATTGCATCTTCGCCAACGATTTGAACGAACCTCTCCCAGTCCACAGCTGCGAGGCGCTGAAGATCAAGATCAAGATCTGTGTAATATTTGTCTTGTTGTTGCATTAGGTTTCGGGTCTTATGATTGTTGCGCTAGGCGAATGCGTATATGTTTTGGTATCAGGTGTTCCGGTTTCTGTAATATTAATTTGAGCCTCGTTCCAAAGGTTAATTTTAGAGGCCGTCGCATCAGCCAGAGTCAATACTCCAGTAGATGTACCGTAAGCCTCGATCCGAAGCATCCCGTCGTTTTCGGATGTTATTTCATAATGGGATTCCTGGCTTGCCTGAATAGCAAGGAAACTATCATCAGTGAGATCTGCGGTAAGGGTCGCGTTGTCATAAAGAAAAATAGATCCGGTACCGAAACTGGACCCGTTAATCGTGACGTTTGCGGCTCCCATGACTACGATTTCGCAGTCCGTAGGTTGGGAAAAATCTATTGTTAAATCTGCTTCTTTAAGTGCATATATTTTTCCGGATGGGTTTGTGAGTAAAGCGGATCCTGTTGAATAGATATTTACTGCATTGAGTTCATACTCCGGGAACTCAGCTACTAATACATCTGGCACAGCGCCGGAGTGGTATGCCCACTCAATTATTGAAGCTCCAGCAGCCAACAGTTCGCTATACGAAGAAGCTGCTTTGGCTCTATTCAAGCCAGGACAAATATCAACTGCCTTTGCATTTGCGACGATCGTATCGCGAAGTTCTTCGAATGTCATAGCGTACCTATGGCTTTAGCTTTTTTCGTTTTGTTGTTTGTTTCTTCTACTTCTTTAGCAGAAACTGTCACTTTGATATTGTCAATGCGTTGGTGGATCTGGCGAGCAGTTTCCTTTAACGCGGTGTTAAGTTCTTTTACACTATCGTTCACCTGATGTATAGCCATCCGGTTCACAGCTTGTTTTGCATCAAGGTTAAGCCAAGCCTGCGGATTGACAGGAGCTTGAAGCTTCGCGCCGAATTCGGACCTGTCATACATGCCCGTGAATAGATTATCGGAGACTCTTCCACCTTCGGCGAACCCTGGGACGCCAATTCTTGCAAAGGTCCTCGCGCCTCCGAGGCGTTTCTGTTGTTCTTCGTTGAGAATCACCTCTCCTCTTTTTACAGTTGCAAGGATGTTATCTCCATTTGGCTGTGTTGGAATGTTTTGGGCTGCGGTAATCCTTCCGTTAGGAAGGCCTGCAACCGGTTGTGCATTATTAGGACCGGAACCGACTTTACCTCCGCCGGCAAACTGCTGTTGGCTAACAAGAGACCGCATCAGAAGATATTGCGCAGTAAGAGCTGCAATAGGAAGCAGCATTGCGGGCCAACCGTACTGAAAGGACTTTGCAACACCAACAGCAAATTCAACAGTCAGCTGCTTGATGGCGATTTTTTTTCTTTCTTCAGCTGCTTTCTTTTCTTCTGCCTTACGTTGTTCGTCAAACTTCTTTTGGATAGCTGTTTTTTCACTTTCTGATTCGGCTAACGCTAGCTGTTGTTTTTCCTGAATATCGATCCTTTCATTGGTTAATGCCAGGTCACGATCAACCTGTGACCTTTGTAAGTCGTAGTATGACTGTATAGCTGACTTAACCGTTTCGCGAATGGTCTGTGCAGATTGCTTGATCGCATCCTGCATATTTTCCGTGGTGGACTTGAAGTTCTTGAGAATGTCAGCCCACGATTTACCATCCATCAGATCCTTGATGGCATCAGTTATTCGCGTGAAATCAGAAAGAAGGTTATTGAATAATCCCTTAAGTCCATTCAACAATGTGACCTCCTGGTTCTGCGTAAACTGCAAATAAGCAAGTTTTGCAGCTTCCATTCTCTTCCTTGCTTCTGCCACTTGAGCTTGTGTAGCCAGGTTATTCTTCGCAGCGTTTTCAAGACGATTGTATGCTGCGGTGGAGTCGTTTACTTCCTGTTGAAGCAATTGCTTCTGAGCTGCGACCTCTGCTTCCTTTATCTGCCTGGCTTGCTGGGAAACTGATGCATTGCTTTGTAGAATTTGTAATACCCGCCCTGAAAGCTGGGACTCAATATTCGCACGAGTTACCTGATCGGCTTCTTTTGCGATGCGTTCCTCCTGTTCATATCGCTCTTTTGCTGTAAGGATCTGAACAGAACGTAGCTGTTGAACCAATTTGATCAATATGTTTTTCCGTGCTTCCTCATTATCCGCTGATTTCTTTCCGAACTGCTTTTCCAGCGCATCCATATTCGCATTGTACACAGTTTGAAGTACGATCAACTTGGCCAGGTATTGCTCACGCGCTTGAGATTTCTGGACCGCTGTTGATTGCGGATTGTCATTAACAACATCAAATGCATTTTCAGCAACTGTTTTTTGCTGATTAAATTTTTGATCAACCGACTTTTGCGCCAGTTCGAAGAGCTTTTTCCTGGTCTCCTCCTCCTGTTCAATCTTGTACAACTTCAATTCAGCAATAACCTTCCTTTCCTCTGCATTTTTCCCTTTGATAAGCGCAAGCTTCTTGTCAGCAGCTTCGACGTTGATGTGGTAGATCGCTTGCAGATATTCCTGTTCATTAATCTTCAATTCGAGGAACTTACGTTTCTCTTCGGCCAGTTGTGTATCCCGATTAGCGTCGATATCCTTGAAAGCATCTTTCTGTTCGCCGGATAACTTGGACGTGGACGAGGGTTTGTCCTTTTTGGGGTTCAGGAACTCATCCAATTGTTTCTCGAGCGCTACTAGGTCTTTATATTCCTTTGAAAGAATGTTGTATCCCTTCTTTTGAGATTCTATATCTTTTTTTAAGCTTTCAAACTGCTCTTCAGTGCCTCCCGATTTAACCAGCTTTGCAAATCTTTCGAAAACTGAAGCCTGAACAGCTTGCCCAGACTTTACCTGATCTGAGTCAATTTTTATTTTATTTAACTCTGCGGCCTGTACTTTGGTTGTTTGAGATTGGATCTCTTTCGATACCAATTTTGCAAATGCATCCAGATCCTTTCCAGAATAAGTAAAATCAATCCCCACCTTATCAGCTAAAAATTGTCCAATTTGACTGGCGGACCGCCCTTGTTGTTGATAATATTTTTCAAGGAAATCTTTATCGAAAAGAGATGTCTTAATTGACCCACCAGTGAGTTGCGCAGTTTTAATATCTTCTTGGTACTGAAGCAAAGTAGAAAGCTTGGAGGCTTCACGTTGAGCAATAGCGGCTGATGCCGAAATTTTCGCTCTTTGTAAAAGTTGCTCATTGAATCTTTTAATGGCTTCAGTACCTTTCTCTGTTAATACATTTTCAAGCGTCAGGGCTTCTCCATATTCACCCATGACAGACTTCAATTCTTCTAAAGCTTTTTTTCTGGTCTTATCTGCGAGGGTCCTATCCTTGATAATACCAAGCAAAACATTCTCTTTGGTAATAGTTTCCTGAATTTGCTTGGTTGCTTCACGATTAGTTTCAGCCAGGAATTTCTGTTGTTGGTTTGTAACAGATAATTGGCTGTTTACATCTGCCAATGCCCGCGAAAAAGCGGCAACAGCCAAAACAATACCTCCAATGATCGTAGAAAATATGCGGAAATATGGATTCTGTAATGCCCCAGCAAGAGTCTGTTTTGCGCGTGTTAGTAGTTGTGTGGCCAAAGTCCATGCCCTAGTTGCTCGTTCTGCTCCACCGAATAGAAAAGTCAGAACTGGCAATATTGTTTTATTGAAAAGCATTTCACGATTCAACGATATCCACCCCAGCGTCCAAATTGTGAAGAGGCCAATAATTATTGGAAGGTTTCCGCTCAAGAAAGTCAGAAATCCTATCAGAGCATTGAACAATACTGTAAGGCCTGCAGAATTATTTGCTATGAGTTCAGTAAACGTATTTTTTAACTTGTTCACATTCGCCTGCAGTCCATCAACTTTCTTGTTTGCATCTCCGCCAAATGTCTTTTGCAATTCTGCAGCAAATTTTGGAAGGAATTCTGTTGCAATCACTTCCCCGTTCTGGAGCATCTTATTAAGTTCGGCTTGCGTTACTCCGATCGCACGAGCTGCAATGGAGAATGCACCTGGTACCCGTTCACCGATCTGTCCACGCAATTCCTCGGCCTGCACTTTACCCTTTGATGCTATCTGAGAGAAAGCCAGTAGAACTCCATTCGTATCATCCTGGCTTAGTTTCAGCCGAGCTGAAGCCGCAGCTGCTGCGGAAAATATCTCCCTGGTTTGATCCGCTCCAATTCCAGCCTGAGTGGATGCAGCGTAGAAGTTTTTGAATGCGGTGCCAGTGGAAATATACTCCAGCCCGAGTCGCTCGGTTGTTTCGCGCAAATATTCCTGGTTCTTTGCAAGCTCCTCTTCTGATCCGGATACAACCTTTAATGCTGAATTCAAGCTATCGAGAGAAACAGTTGATTGAAATACATTTTGCGCGCCATTGATAATGGCCTGGAAGCTCACATAAGCGAGTCCGGCCTGAAGTATTTCTCTCTTTATGTCCTTGAATGCCCCACCAATTCCTTTTGATATCTGTGTACCAATGCCCTGATCAGTAAGATTATTAAGACTTCGTTTTAATTTTTCCTGTTCTTCAAAATTTTGGCGTAGTTGAATATCGATATCCTTGAAAGCTTTCTCGCCTGCCGTGCCGGTTGCCCGATATTGACTTGCCAGATTTCTGGCTTCGTTCTGCAATTGTTTCAGCTGGTTGTTGATATCATCCTTTTGTTTTTTGATGATATCGGTAAGTCCCAACTCTTTAAATGCGTTTACAATTCCGGACCGGTATTCTCCGACAAGGGTACCATCCGGAGAAAGTGATCTGTTGAAGGCATCGACTTTTGCTTTTGCATCTATCGCGCCTTTCTTGATCTGATCATATAGCGGAGAATCAGGCTGTGTTTGCCTGTACAATTCGATCGCTGCTCTCTGCGCTTTTATTAGATCGTAATAGTATCCAGTCGCTTCTTTCTTTTTGCGATTCGCTTTGTCCTCGCGATCTATCTGCCGGTCCAGTTCCTTTTCCTGGTCGATCAGGGATTTGGTACGCTCACGATCTGCCTGTGCATTTTTCAGTTTCGCTTCAGCTTCCAGCTTTTCAGCTTTCGCTAATGTTTCAACCTCCTTAGCAGATTGCTGACGCTGTTTGTCGAGTGATTTCAGTGACGTTTCCAGCTCCTTGACCTTTGCCGTCAGCTTATCGATGGCCGCCTGGTTACCGACTTCAACGGCTTTGCGCAACTGTTCATCAGTTTTGCGTTTGGTTTCATCCATCTGCTTAAATGCAGTTGTGATCTTCTGCAGTATTGCAAATGCATCATCGTATCCCGCGATCTTCAGGTCATAGACCCGTGATATTATTGGTTCCATTATGAGTCGAGTTTTGGTATATCGGTAGCCAGAGCCATGGCCTGGATATATTTCATGTCAAGAGGATTGTGTGAATTGTCATCAAGGATACTGTCAGCAGATGGAAATGTATTCTCTGCCTCTTCTGCGCCGACAGGAGCCCACCTGCGCAGCAGACACGCTGTGCTTTCATCTTTCAAAGGTTTATACCCCGTGATTTTGATAAGCTCCCACCGATGGCCACCGAATGCCTTGTATTCGCGATGAAGCATATCGACAACATCGGAGTTTTTCAATCTGAACCAGGTATTGTACCACTGGCCATTGCGCATGATGGCAAGACGTTGCCAGAAAAACCTTTGCAACAGGCCTTTACCGATCACGAAAGTTTCAGGATCTGCGGTCGGTATTTTCTCATCGCAATATGAAAGAATTGGATCCTCCTCCCCGCCGGGTTGATAGTTAACGGCGAACATGTAAGGATAGGTCTGCCTTACTGGTATGAATCCCACCGGAAATATCCAAGCGCCAACACCTTCAACCAATCCTTTATAGTAGCACAATTTCGGATTGAATGCGTTGGGCGCGCCGGACGAGGTATTGGATATATTTTCCTGAACGATAGCCACCATTTGCGGTGTTATCCCAGCGTTCACACCAGTACCATTTTTTTTCCAGGCATCAACTTGGTAATGAACCACGGGAGAAAAAAAGCGGTTTTCAACTGTCCTTTTTCCCGCTTTAAATCTTTCCGGAAATACATACTTACCGGCTCCAACAGTTGCTGAAAGCCTGTTTTGAATTTTGCGAAGCAGACCATCCTGGGGATCATCCTTGAAAGAAAATGTCACCTCGCGATCGTAATCCCGATAATTTTCCATCTCCCAGGTTTGGCTCAGATCCTGCTTTCCTTCCCATGAGATAAAATCATTTTTAAAGTACCCTTCTTTCTTCTCATTTTGATCGGTTGTCAAAGAATATGAATGTGTCGGTTCTATATACACAACCTTGCTAACCGGATCTGTATTGACTGACATATTGAACATATCGATTGTTCCACGCAACAAATCAAGGAATTTGTAATTCTTGAAAGCAGTGTAATTCGCAAAATCAATTGTGCCGCCCATCGGTATTTTGAAGTAAGACGTTTTGAACTCCAACACCTCACCGCGCGTCACGATGTCCCAGCCTTGATCCCGATATGCGTGGCGGAATATCTTGAAACTGATTTTTGTACCCGTACCTCCATTATCTGCCGGATCAACCAGTGTGGTAAGGCGCATGGTGCGAATCCCATTGTAAGTGGCCTTATGGTAGTTAGTTCCCCAAGTAAAGTCTGACAATAAGCTGGAAACTACAAGTGTCTTAACTCCGTCTACAACGGATGGAAGGCCAGCCTCTCCATTGTAATTCGGATCTGGATCACCATCAATAGGAACATCATTCTTAAACCACATAATAGCAATTTCACATTCCGACATTCCGGATCCGAATACGCTGGACGTCGACAGCTCGATATCGAGCATCAATGAACACTCAAAGTGCGCTTCAAGGACTCCGTATTGCGGAGGTTTGTATTTCCATATTGCCTCACGATTAACAGGATCCCAAGTGTAGCTGTCGTTATTATCAAAGGCACCGTCAGTGGAATCGTTTCCAATCTTCAGATCCCAGATCACATCATCGTGACCGTGAATTGGAAAATTCTCGACGCGTTCCGTACTCTTCGCAAGAAATGCCAAGGTATCAAGTCTGGTTCCGTCGCTTTCAAGAAATGCTCCCCATGTCCATGGCATGACTAGCCTACGGAAATATTCTGTTTGTAAAAAATTGCTCTCGATTCGATAACCGACAGACTTAAATCCCCAATAAAGAATCCAATACAGAAACAGTGATGGTTTCATGTATGTGGGCGTCATGATATCGTCAATGGGATTTCCGTCATTTCCGATGCCGCCCATTGGACCGCGATATTTTACGGGCGCAAAAACGTATGGCAGTGATTCACTCTGTCCATCGGCACTCCAGGAAGCCATGATCCCCACGTTGGAGAAAGTGAATGTTATGTGTTTCAGAAACTCATACAAGGTAGCCTCTTCCAGATCGACCTTCCAGTCAGCATTGTCGCCAAAAAGATCAAATTTGTAGGATACCGGCCGGTCATTATGTTTTGCCCCTCGCAGAAAAGCCTTTCCCTTCATTATCTCATATCCATTCTCATCAATTACAAAAGACTGGTTGCCGCGAAACACCTCGCCTTCTGTGAGATCCATCACATCTGGTTGCCGGAAAGTATTAGCTGCTTTCTCGTTCATCAATGTTGCCGGCACTTCCAATGATAGGGCTTCACTGGATGGCTTGTCCTGATAATTATCCGGATCTTCCAACGAATAGTCAATTGACACCGGCAGTTCGCTGGCGTCTGTGACTTCTACCTGGTTGTCACCAATAACGAGCTTGAGGTATTTTGACTCCGGCATTAGTTTCTAATTGAGATGTATTCGTTTGCGAGTTTGAATTCCAGAACAAACTCATAGTTATACTCCTCTTGCGTTTTCAGCTTCAGGAATTTTCCGGAGAGAATGACAATCGGAATATATGATTTGGACTGTCCTTCAGCGCCTTTCCAGGCTATAAAAGCTTTTGGTGAATCCTTTAACTCCTGCAGCCATTCCATCTCTGTTTCCAGGCATTTGAATGTCGCCTCATAGGTATCGTTACTTTTTACATTGAATCGCTGGATCCCTCCTTCCTTTTTGTCGAGTGGATATGAAAGCGGACGCTGGAATTCTGATGACTGATCTTCATGGGTGACCTGCACTTTGTCAAACGTTACGGTATCATAAGTGCCTAGGTAATTTTGAAAACATACGGTTACAACATCTGTACAATGGCAATCTTCAACAGTGTTTTCCCATGATAGAACCGATGCGCCGAGTCCATCCTCCAGAATAACGAAATATCTTTTGATCCTGAGCCAGTCAGGTTGGACCGGATTTCCCCAACCAATCATCCTTAGATTAGCCGGTCCGTTCGGTATATAAAACACTCCCGGGGTGGAGATATTGGTGAAGATGTGAAATGTTGTATAGAAATTTCTTTTGTCGTAGCTGTACTCGATGCGCATGCCGCGAATCCCGTTCGGCGATGTCGATACTATTGGATAAACGTCTGCGGCATTTCTGCATACTCGGTGAGGCTTCTTACGATGAGTTGCCGGAACGATCAAATTTGTTCCAAGTGTCGGGATCTGCTTCAGATATTTCATGTGCACCATGACATTCTGGTTATGCAGATGCTGAAGTGTAGCATTTAGGATGAAGAATGATTCTGCCTGAAGACCATCACCTTCTCTTGCAGGCTTCGTTCCGGTTCCCTGTACCGGTGCTTTGTCGTCACAAGCTATGAACCCATCATCGTTGATATAACCGAACCTCGCCTTGCAGTTAACTGTTTTGAACGGGCCGTCTACCCAACTGATCACGTTTTGTTCAAGTGTGGGAGGTGGTGAAGAAAGTACCTCCTGACAGATATCTTGTATATCGAACCGGTAAGTTGCATCACCGATTGTCGACTCGAGCGGCAACGTTTTGCAGATCGTACGGTAGAATACTTTTTCAATGTATATATCAAGATAAACAACCGGCGGGTTTGGTTTGCATACAACCTGACTATCGATCGCGAAGTGGGAAGAATTGCCAACTGCGGGACCGGGTGATATTGTATTGGTTACGAAAACATAAAGCTTATCGCCATGCAATTCTGAGAAATCGACGGTGTATGAACCATCGAAGCTGGTTGATCCAGTAATGGCAATCGTTTGGTTATGCACTGGCCAAACATCAGGAACGGGAGAAATCGCAATAGCATTTCCCGCAACAACATTAATGGTAAAAGCTGCAGGATCTTTCTGAACACGAAGATCGAACACCACAGGTCGATAAGCTGCGTTTACAGTATTTGTCCCGGGTTGCTTTATATACGAAATGGTCATATTACGCCAGATTTAATTTCATGAAACGATTCATCCAGACTTCCCAGGACCTCGCGATCAATTCCGGAAATGTATCTATCTTGATTGCGCTCAAATGTTTCCTCAACGGCTTGTGTTCGTTTTCCGGTTTGAGAATATTTGTCTGAACTCCAGGTTGGTTTCCCTTGCCTTTTTTGCTTTTTTAATATCAAGTTTGCAACGCGAACTGCCTTTCTTCCCCTATATCCCATTCTGAGTTCGACATACCGCGTCATTTCATCAAGAATTTTACTATTGATTACTATTTGTTCTCTTGGAACCCCTTTTTCCAATTCTTCCAGATAAGCTAATGCTTCAGCAGTCAGTACAATAGTTCCACCCTGGGAAAGTTCTTTATCGATCAAAGAAGCTTCCAGTGCACCGGTCAAATAGTGCCCTTGTAGACGAAGCTCACGCTTGATGTCTTCGACTACCTGCTCGTTAACTGTTTTGAAGGTTCGCTTGGTTGGCATTTATTTCGATGAGATGCGGTTTGAGTTTTCTGAATTCCTGGAGAATGTGTTCACGACATTTGAAACAGGTCCAATCATCGTGCTCTCCTCCGGCATCAATGAACTCCTCATACACATCGAATAAATATTCCATCGGCGTATTGAACGCTTGAATATTGACCGCTTTGTCGATCAGTTTCTCATCAAGAATGGTCTTGATGATGGGAGGTGGAATTTTACCCGCAGCAATTTTTAAAATGTCCATTAATGCTTATGGATTGGATGAATTTCAATTGCTGGTATTGTTATGTCTGCGATGTCGATGTTTTGGTAATCTTTGGAACTACATATACTGGCGTCCAAATGGACGATGAATGTTACGCTGGCTCCGCTAAGTCCTGTAGTTTGCATTTTTGTAAATCGGCGATAAATAGCATTCGATTCTTCAATGTGAATAACTGTCTTCAGTGGTACCGATGTTGGACCTGTTCCGGATACTCCTGATTTAATAACCTTGATAAGAGTCTCCATAAATTCAGCTGCACACTGCTTCATATCCTTCCAGTCATACCACACTGGATGTTTACTGGTATTCCGTGAAGGGTCCAGGTCTTTAATCTGGTTGTCGCCGGTATAACCGGATGTCGTAAGGAAATAAAGCTGGAAAGTGAACTCTTCCATCTTGCTACCACTTGGCATTTTCACAATGCGTGAATACGGGGTAAGTAATATCGCGGCAGGGTATTTAGGCTGGTTTAGGGTTGTAAGAAAACTCTCCAGATCCGCCGTATTCAAATCATTGCCCCCGTTGGGTGAGACGTGGAAACGCCCCTCGATCACGAGCGACTTTGCAAGGATCTGTTTGAACAGTCCGTTTTCCTGATCGTATAAAAAAAGTTCGTCCATTATACAGAGGCCAGCATTGGTTTATTGGCCATGATTTCCATTTCCTTCAAGAGTGTTTTTTGAACCGGATCAGCCAGCGCATTCCAGGATGCAGCGATCTTTGCGTTGAGTTCAAGTACTTCCGCCATTTCTTCAACCGTGACACCCAATTCGCTGGCTGTGCGCTCTTCCAGGTTATTGCAAAGGATCATAACGATATTCATGTTGATGCCTTGCTTTTCAACTGAAAGGAGTCTGCGAAACTGATCCTGCGGAATTTTCATTTTTGTACAGCTGAGAAAGGCCAGAGCCTTTAGCGCCAAAGGATGCCACTTGCGCAAGTCGTTGCTCCATGACATTGTAATACGTTCCAGCCGGTTATTCAACTCGGTTGCGAAATACTGCTGCTGTTGTCTGTTTAATTGCATTTAGTCAATTTTTAGTCTCATAAGCTGCCTGGACAGCTTGATCATGGTCCTTTTTCTCTGAAGCGAATGTGAGCACTTTAAATGCCCTGGCGATCTTCGCACATTCGATTGAATCAAGTCCCAAACCAGGTATATCAAAAATCTTTGTCTCAGCGATAGAGGATAGAAAATTGATCCATCCCCACTCCTCATAATGCTTAATCAATTCAGCCTTTCCTGATCCTCCTCCAGGTCTGAAGCATGAGAACTGTTCTTCCAGACCCGCAGACAACTGCTCAAAAAAAAAGCGACTGCCATGGCGTAAGTCATCGGAAGCTGGTCCATCAGCTTCAGGCGCTCGCCATCCGCCTCAATCAATTCATCGGTGAAAGCCTCTCCTTTTTTACGCAAGAATATTGCGCACAGATATGGCAAAGCTTCAAACCGACTTTTCTCCAGTTTCTTAATCTGACGAATAACTTCCTTGGAGGTAATGATTTCATTGAATGACATCTTGGACGCTGTATTGACAGCATAATTCTGAATCTCCCACTCTTCACCCATCCAATCTATTGTCATCGGGAACTTGCGTGTACGTTGAATGTCATGAGCGAGAATGGTCCGGAGAATTCTGTAAGAACTTAGTAGCGGTTCAATTTCAGGCTTTTCCTTCCACTCATCCAGATTATGCTTGGTCCAGAAGCTGCACCATGTTATGGCTTCACGGTCAAAATGCTCCTCCAGATCAAGCGTCTTTAAAAGATCTGCTTCCACTTCATCCTCCGAATATGTTCTTTCGGATATTTCAAGAAGTTCCTGCTCCAGCTTCATCCCGTATTGTTCACGGAAGCGAAGGAAATCGCCTAGCGCAATCGACTCCAGGTCGAAAGGGACATTGAACTCGATGTTGTTAATAGTAACTATCATTTGGCCTTTCCTGTCTCAGCAGTTTTTTCAAGTTCAGCTTTGCGGATAATGGCTTTCTTTACTTGTTCAACAAACTTCGCATCTACCTTTTCCGGTGTTGTTTCTGTTACGGGTAAACCGGCTCGTTTAGCAACCAGGCGAATTTCGATTTCGCTGTAAGTGTCAAGAATTCCAGCAGTGTCGATTTCGTTGAATTTGGGATACAGCTCGTCAAGGCTTTTCTGCAATTCTTCGGCTTCCTTTTCCAGTTGAATCTCCTCTGGAGTTTTTGAAACAACAGGTGCAGATGACGTCGAAACTTCTGCTATCTCAGCGGTTTTTTCAAGAGTCGGACGTGCGGTTCGGGCACTATACTCGCTGATGCTTTTTCCAAAGAGTTTTCTTAGCGGTTCCCTTTTGGTTCTTTCTTCACCAACAGTGCCGCCAGAGACCAGTGTCTGCAGATAATTTGTCGAAGTTTTTAACTGGGATTGGAGGCGGACCTTGATGTTTTCCACGTCTTCATCGGTAAGCTGCTTTCCAATCTCATCATGGAGAGATTCGAATCTTTTAAGGATGGATTTGAGTTTGATATCGCGCGACATAAAATAAGTTTTTCCAAAAGTAATTAATTTACTTACTATGTAATTAAAATAATTACCTTGCATTCTCCTGGTGTTGTTTTCTTACATGCGATGATTGAAACCTTGCGGGAGACTGCAAGGTTTTTTTATTTAACCATATCAAACGCCGTAGCTCCACCCCGTGATATGCTCACGCCAGATCCAAATAAACGCTGCATTGCCTGAGCGAGCGCATCAGCAACATCTTTGTGTTGGCCACGCGGAAAATTTAGGATGCCCTGCCGATCATCATTGTAGAGCCGGTCAGCAAGAGATTTCTTTATGTAAACTAATCCTGCCTCTACCGGTGGCGTAGCCATCTTTGCTCTGGCAATCTTATCCTTGCTACCCATAAGTTTTATTTCGATTGCGGGAATGCCAGCTCTGGAAAGTGCCTGCTTTGCTGACTTACCGGATGCCTTGGCTTCAATGTAGTGCGGAGCTCTGCGCTGCTTCATGTATTTAATCAGCTCTGGAAATTCGAGGAATGCGTAATCAAAATCCCAGATAAACGCTTTGTTTAAGATTTTGCCGGCCGTAATGTATGCGCTTGCCGCATTGCTGTCATCATCGGTATAGGCCAGATCCCAATCAGATCCGATCATAGTAGCATCTTTCATGTCAGGGAAGACTGCATCATCGATTTCAATAAACCATTTGCGCCAAATAAGACCACCTTCTTGCACTGGAGTTTGTGCCATCTGTCCTGCGTATCCATCTCCTCCCAGATCCAGACGAGCTTCTTTTAAAACTGTGGCGCTTAAGCGGGCAGGATCCAGAAGACCATCCTTGTAAATGGATTTGTATTCTGGAGGAGAAACACGCTCTGAAATCTCTGCTGGTAAACAAACATGCCGAACATTTCCTTTCTGCTTTGCAAGTAGATATCCGGTGCAGTCATTTGTTGCAAGACGCTGCATAACCAAAATCGTTGGCGTAAGCGCCTTATCCACTTTACGCATCGAAAGCGTTTTATCCATCCACTGATTAGCATTGTTGCACTCCGTTTGACTGGCAGCCTGCTTCGGGTTTAGCGGATCATCAATCGTGATTACGTGTGCATGAATTCCGGTTACCGTACCTCCGACAGAAGTGGCATAACGTTGCCCGAGGCCTGTGGATTCATAGTTCGTTTTCCTTCCTTTATCGTACTTGATCAGCACGTTGGGAAAGTACCTGTGGTATAAGTCGCTTTCAATGATATCACGGCTCTTTACCGAGTGCTCAGTCGCAAGGGCGTCAGAATAGCTTCCGGTGATGCACCTCAGTGAATCATCCTTGGCCCAAGCCCAGGCGGGAGCCATAATGGTGCAGACGGTTGACTTGGATGTACCTGGTGGAATGTTGATAATGAGATCATACAGCTTCGGCTTCCTTGCGATCGCTTGCTCATAAACCTTTTGAATTTCGTCGCACATTACCTGCATGTGGTCGGACCAGACTAATTCTTCTGCAATCACGACCGGCCAGAATTCCTTCACGAAAAATGAAAGGTGCCGCTTACAGAGTTCCGCAGCAGCTTGGTCGGCATCCAATAGAATTTGTGGGTTATCAGACATCTGTCTTTTTACGTGCACCTACAATCGCAAGAAGTACCTCATCCGGAAGCATGGCATAATCGACATTGGAAGTATGAGTACTTTCTGTCTTAATTGGCTGACCACCTTTTCCCATCACTTCCAACCGACGAGCTGGCTTTAATCCTTCCAGAGCGATGATTTCCTTTTCCACCTTGAGGATTGCATCAATGCCAATGGGTGTGCCTTTGTAGCGGTCTTGGAGTGAACGCTTTAATTTCTTGAGTGATTCAATCTTCAGCTTCTTCTTGTGTGCTGTAACAAGATCTTCCTCTGCAATCCATCGCTTCCTAGCTTCAGAAATGTAACGCTTCGCCTGGCGCTCTTCTATGCCCCACTTGTGAGTGATCTGTGCCTGAATATCGGATGAGGACCAGTCTTCCAGAATCCATTCCTGGACGATCCTGATCCTGCGTTCATATTCAATTGTATCAGCTTTCTCACTTCGCGGCATTTCGATTTGCTCGTTTGCGTTTGGGTTTCTCTTCAACTGCAGCAGGTGCTACCGGTACCATCGGAAACAACATTTGAATGATCTCAATCAAATCATTTTGTTCCTGAAGTACTGCACGCATTATTCTACTTTCGGTTTCCCGCATTTCGCTAACCACGTCTGGAAGCATATCCATCGGCGTGGCTTCGAGAGCTTCCAAAGCTTTCATTCTAGAAGAGGCTCTCTTTTGAATCATAGAGATCAGCATCTGTGCTGTGTCGGACATAGTTCGTGCTTTTTCATGTTCTCTGTTCAATTGTTTCATGCAAGAAGTCATTTAAGGTTAACGTTCCATTTAAGTGGTTAAATGTTACGGCAATCCCTTTCTTCTCGCAAAAGTTCAGGTACCTCTTGATACCTTGTTGCACATACTTTGGTTTGATTTCGGTGGAGTAGCACAAACGGTCTGTTTGCTCTGCAGCAATCAAGGATGTTCCGCTACCGAGAAAAAAATCAATTATTAAATCGCCAGGGTTAGTAGTGTCGAGTATGGAGTCTGCGATCATCGCTACCGGCTTAGGGGTTGGATGATCTTCGAGTAAATATCTGTCGGGATTGCCAATGGAATTTACTCCGGCATAGTCCCACACGTTTGTTCGAATTCGATCCTTCAGGTCAAGGTGTGAAAGATGCTTCACTTCATCACCACCGGATTTGTAAATGAAAATGAGTTCGTGTTTCGCCCGATAAAATGAACCATTTGCCATCTGTTCTTTATTCCAGACGCAGAGTTGTTTAGGTTGCGGAGAACCATAAACTCTCCTACCCGCTTCGGTCATGTGCCAGATATGGCGCCAATCCATGAAGATATAATGGATCGCTCCTGGTACCGTATGCTCGAGGGCGGTTCGCATGAGTGCTTCCAGATATTCTACAAACTGATCATCAGTTAGCTCACCCTTTCCTTCTTCGAAATCATCATGGTCCGTATCTTCTTTAAAAAGTGAAAGAGGAATATTATATGGAGGATCACAGTTAACAATTCTGGCTTTCCTTCCCTCCATCAACTGCAGCAATAGCTCTGCGTTCTTAAACGATCCGCATGCGATCCTGTGGCCGTTTAGTTCGAAGATGTCGCCCTTTTGAACAATAACCGGTGTATCATCCTCCTCCGGTAATTCCTCCTCGCCTTCCGCATCCATCACGTTGAACAGGTCAAACTTCTGTTCAAAACGGTCAGTAGAGAATTCGGGGATGTCCATTTCGAGCTTTAACGTATCATATTCCAGGTCGAAGAACTTGATGAAGTCAAATAGGCCTTGCTGAGTAACCTTGGCGTAAATAGAAGAATAAATCAGAACGAGCTTCGCAGCCTCCTGAAGGTTGTCACAATGTATAAAAGTCGCAGGCAACAGCTGCGGCACTTCGGTCCCGTTTTTGGCGATTTCCTCAAGTCCAAGTGTCCTGTGGCGGCCATCCAAACAATATATGACACCATCGGACGGATCCTGCCACACATAAAAAGGTTGGGAAAAGTCGTTTTCCAAGATGGATTTAACCAGCCTGGCTTTGGCTTCTTTATCCCACTCTTTGAAGTCTGGTTGCTGTAAATACTGGAATTTCTTCCATTCAGTTAGCTCAGTCTTTATCACTCTGGAGTTGAGAGATGACTTTGACGCAGTTTCGCTCACGTAAATGTCACGTTGTGACACTCAAAAGTACTTATTTTAATTACATGAATTGGATAGATTCTTCAAGACGTGTAATTACTGGTAAAAAACTGGTAGCATCTTTTTATTACATTTGAATAAAATCAATAATTTGTGACATCCCCGTATCGCAGCATTCGTTTAACCTTAGAACTTTTGTTATTCTTATTTTTAATTGTCCTATTTTCTTTAGGGTGCTCAACTAAAAAATGTCAACGCTTCTTTACTTACAGAACTACACAAGTTGACCTCAAAGGAATTTCTTCAAAACTGGAAAAAAACGGCATTTCTACTAATCACTATGAAATCGGCTCGATTTTAATAGATCCAAAATTTGTAAAAGTCTCTGAAGAATTACAACGCCTCGACTTATATCAAAAAACACTTTGTGAGCAACTCAATCTAATTACTAATGATTCATTAAGAACAATTCGGCGTCAGGAATATGTTAGTACTTTGATAAGCATGATAAAAATTGCTCAGCACCCCGATACTTTACTTGAAGCAAGAGTAGAAAGGTTAGAAGACGCAGAAGAGAGAAGAACTATTGCAGAAAATTATTCTTACAATTTAAAAAAAACACCACCAGAAGCTGACTTAAGAATGTTTATTCATCCTGACGGCCGAATCATGTATCTATTGACAATATTGAATGATGTACCGTTTCATTACGATGCTACCTTGTACAGAACAGATGGAGTAGATATGATGAAAAATATGATTATACTTGGGCCTGATCCAACCATTTATCCTGGGAAAGAAAAACAATATATACTACCAACAGGAAGAAAATTGGATGATCCTCTCCTTCCTCAGGACAGCATTTTCGAAGTTAAATTGGCATTCCATTATTACTCTATTTTTTTAGATGAGGTTAGAGCACCAAATTTAGATAAATGGATTACAAAATATTATTTGATAAATAGAAGAAATAAAGGAGTTTTAGAAGTAACTAAATAGCACATTATGAAAAAATCATACACAGTAACGACCATTTTAATATTGATTGTTCTGTATTCTTGTTCAAACAGAAAACTGCAAAAATCAGATTTGTGTTCCCGACAGTATGTATATTCTACAAAGAAACTTGATATTACAGGAATTACAGCTAAGCTGAAAAAAGCGGGCGTCGAGTTCGCGGATTTAGGAATTACTAGTATAATTGTCGATCCTAAGTTTGTGACGGCTTCAGAGAAACTGCAACAACTTGACCTATTACAATTTAATATTTGTCAACAATTAAAAAGTTTAACCTTAAATGATTCTCTGAATTTAGCTTTAAAAAAACAGTATATAAATGCACTTATTGATATGATGAAAATTGCCCAAGGTCAAGATTCATTAAACCATAATAAGTAAAGTTTTAAGATTTTTTTCAATCAACAGAATGATAGAACATTTAACTTTTAGATTTGGGACTAACAAAAAAAAGGAAAATTTAAAGCTAGATTTAACTCCAATCACAGTAATTGTGGGACCCAATAACTCAGGTAAAAGCCGAGTTTTAATAGAAATTGAAAATTATTGCAGACAGGGTAACTCAAATCAAAATGACTTAGTATTAGAAAGTTTGGTATTTAGTAGTTATTCTCAAAGGGACATCGAAGAAGAAATTGAGAAGATTCAATTGGACCCAATCTTAAACGATAGATTAGGACCTGGTGATATCTTAATTGGAAAAGTGAGCGCTCAAGCAAATCGTGCTATAAGATATCATATCAGGAAAAATGAACTAGTCAAACAAGCAATGAACCCCAATAGAGCAAGTGATACTTATAGGCTTTTTTTGGATTTGTTTACACTAAGACTTGATGGAACAAATAGATTAAGCCTGCTCAAAGAACAAGATGCAGGTGATTTGCTGAAAACACCTGAAAACCACCTAGCACATCTTTTTTTAAATAATAAATTACGTTCAGAGGTAAGTAGAATAACATATGAGGCCTTTGGTAAATATTATGTGATTGACCCAACCAAAATTGGAAAGTTACGAGTAAGACTTTCTGAGCGGCTGCCTTTTTCGGAGTATGAAGAAAAAGGTTGGGATGAGGAATCTGTCAAGTTTCACCGAGCCGCTGTCGAAATTATTAATACCAGTGATGGAGTCAAAGCGTTTTGCGGTATTGTAACTACAATTTTAGCGGGGGATCCAAAAATTATATTAATCGACGAGCCAGAAGCATTTCTACATCCGGCTTTATCAAATAAGCTTGGAAAAGAAATTGGTCGATCACTAAGAGATACAAACAAAAGACTTTTTGTTTCCACACATAGTTCAAGTTTTCTTATGGGTTGCATCCAATCAGGTTCCCCATTAAATATCGTAAGACTGACTTACAAAAATAATGTAGCGACTGCTAGAGTTTTACCACAGCAAAAATTGTTGCATTTAATGCGCCATCCGTTACTTCGATCCACTGGAATTCTAAATGGCTTATTTTTTGAATCGGTTATTGTTTGCGAAGCAGATTCCGATAGAGCATTTTACCAAGAAATTAATGAACGGCTATTAAGTTCCGCAGATAAACGAGGTATCAACAACTGTCTTTTTATAAATGCTCAAAATAAACAAACAGTATGGGAAATTGTAAAGCCTTTACGAGAATTAGGTATACCTGCGGTGGGTATTGTTGACATAGATATTTTAAAAGAAGGAGGTGCGGTTTTTTCCAAACCTCTTGAAGGCGCTTTTATTCCAACTTTAAGCCATACATCGTACCACGCACAACGTGCATCACTCCTAAATTCTTTTTTAACTACTCAAAAAAATATGAAAAGAGATGGCGGAATTGAGCTTCTGGGAGACGATGCAAAGAAATCTTGTAATGACCTTTTTGATCTGTTTAAAGACTACGGTATTTTCATTGTCAAAAACGGGGAATTGGAATCTTGGCTCAATGTACTTAGCATCGCTGGTCATGGTTCTACTTGGCTAATAAACATTCTAACGAGATTGGGCGAGAATCCCAATGAGCCTGATTATGTGAAGCCATCTATTGGGGACGTATGGGATTTTATTGGCGATATTAAAAAATGGATTGAAAATCCAATTCGCAAAGGGATACCAGACTAAACATAATATCTCATTCTTCAATTAAACGAACAGTGGCGACTTGGATTCACTTTCTGTTAAAAAGAATTTAACTACACCAACACGTTTCATCATCCTTAATATTTTTTGTTCAGTTATGTCCACATTCTGACTTCTTAAAATTTCCTCAGCCTCGTTTCGAATTTCTGCCACCACATCATCTGGAAAATCGATTAAGCCAGCCTGCTTTAACTGATCGTAGTGCTCAGGAACCAAACTTATCACCGTGACTTTTGAAGGATCTTCCCGGTAAAGTTCAAAAAAGTAGTTAAGTTCACGTTGAAACTTATTCAGTGGCTGTTTCTGAGGCTGCGCAACCGGACCTGTTTCGCTAGCGGTGAACGATCTGGATGGTGTGGGAGTTCGAATCTCCTTTGCCTTACGGATCCATCTTCTTGCAGCAGCTTGCCAATCAACAATGGGTTTCCCTGTTCCCTGGCCTTGCCTCCAGTTAACGGACTTGTAGTGATCAAACATGTCAGCAGCGTGGATGACGATCTGATCTTCGGTCCACCGTTCGGTTCCAAGAGATGGATCACTCGCAACTTTGCGGAAGAAGTTGGTTATTTCGACAATCGATGGTGCGGCAAATGCGGCGCGCGGCATCCTGGATCTTTTCGCTTTGGCCTCCACATCAGTAACCGGCTTTGCGGAATCTAATCCCTCATCGGGTTCTGCTTCAGCAGGACCTAAGAGATTTTGTTTTGTCTCAGTCTTGTCTTGTTTTGTCTGTGAATTGTTCGGCGGATTTTCTTCTTTCTTCCCCAGAAGTATTCCTTTCTTCCCCGGAAGAATTAAAATATTCGGTGGAACATGCTCAAAATCCAGTAAAAGCCAATCCGATTGCAGTTCAAATGTGCTTCCCTTGGCACGTCTCTCAGACGTCGCGAAGATGAAAGTCTCCTGCATCATCACGCTGGTAAGTATTCCAAACATGTCGGCCACGGTCTTATCAAAAAGTCCACGACGAACACACCCGGCGATCACTTCCATGACAAGTGATTTTGGCTTGCGGCAGTATTCTGTAGCAAATAGTTCCACTTCTTCCTCATCCCTCAGATCAAAATAATAACCCCATTTTCCATAAGCATAATCGATCAGACACTTCCAAATGAAGTATCCGTTCGAATCAAATTCATTCATCAGTAGTCTGACCTTCTTATTGGTGACATGACCACTGTCCATTCTATAAAAAGTAATTCCGGGCTTAACATTCCTTGCCATTTATAAAAGGTTTCCCTGTGTAAGTGTTGGTTGTTGTTTCTTAAATCGGTCTATTGAATAACCGCAGGTCGATTGTAGGTATTGGATCTTTGTGACCAGGTTCTTTTCCAGTTTTTTACATTCTGGCAGTTTTGATTTATGGCCAGAGAAAAACATCGCCTGAAGATTTAGGAGCTCGTTCACATCGTGGATCAGCCGCTCAATAGTTTCTTTGTGCCTTGGACCTGTATCGTTCTCACGAATTAATTGGCTCAGGTAACTGGTTACTTCTTCTTCAGTCCAGGTATTAGCCCGAATCATCTCCACTACCTTCCTGGCTTCCTGTTTCAACATATCTGGTGTCATAATTCATTTTGCTTTGAGCTACCAACTCGAACTTATGTTCCCGCCGGCAGCGAATGATTGCTTTTAAATTCGTACGCTCGATTTCTCTGAGCTTTGCGTTCAACAGATCTTCCCTGGTCTCTGCATTTATTGCCCAGGCTTTCTCCAGATCCTCATCAACTGAATAATCATAAGCTGGAAGAACGATCTCAAATTCCTTCACTTCAGTTCCTGCGTAAAAGAAGATCGTTATTGGTATCATCAGTCGTATTGAACTTTTTTGAGCCTTGTTTTCTTATATGCCTTCTTTATAAATGATCTTCCATCTAGCTGGCGAACCAATTTCAGGTTCAGCGTATGGCTGAAGTTCTTTCCTTGCTTCAGAAGATCCTTTACGCATGCAGCAGTCCCGTCGGAATACCAGCGCAGTGGCTCATGTGTTGATGAAAGAAGTATCCATCCGGAGCGACCGCTATGTGATGGCCGCCTGCGCAGATAATTACCTGTTTTCATCAATTTCAGAACCAAGTCACACTGCAGGTTAGTCAACTGCTTTCTTTTTGCGGCCATTAGCTTTGGGTTGAGGGTTGATCAAATCCATCATCTGCTTCCAGGATAGGGAGAAATCTTCGTTTTCGAAATCGTCGTCATGATCATCGTCATCATCGATCCTGTCGATGAGATGCATGTAAGTAATGAGGAGATCTAGAGGCACTTTTTCAATAATTCGATCGAACACCACACCCATTTCCGAAAACTCGGGATCTTCATTATCAAATGCTTTCTCAGGCGAATCATATTGAACATTTAAGCCCAACACACCGGTAAAAGCAAGCCAGTCATTCTTACTGCCGTATCCATCCATTTTATCTTTCAGCCAGGCGTGCATAATCTGTTTATTTGGCTGTTTAATAGCTGCAATCTGTTGAAGTCTTGGCCAGGTTTGTGTAAGAAATTTTTCCCTTTGCTGCTGAGCATAACTTTTCATACTGTTATTACCGGAACTCTTTTTCTCTTCTTTATCTGCTTTCGCAGTTTCAACAGCATTCTTCGCGATATAAACAGTTTTGCCAATATGGTTCCGACTGTATCCGTCCTGTGTGGAAATCAAAACTGGTATAGAATTCTTTGAAGGCTTTTCCTGAATCTTAACCGATACACCTTGAACCTTTACGTCTCTTCCTGACCATTCCATCGATCCCATAAGAACGGTACCATGTTCCTGCTTCAACCTTCCTTTTTCACGTTCTACATGCTTTTTGATTTTCAAATTGAAGCATGCTGAGTCTGTGCACTGATCTTCATCAGTGATATCCTGGAACAGAAGGTTTGCATTGCAAGTACGCTTGGGGCAAGTGGAACAAGGTCCAGCTTCCGCATATAACTCAGCATCATCCAAGGGGAAGTTTACCTTTTTGAAATCGAGCATATACTTTTCGACTATGTGATCTTTGAGTTCTGAAATCGTGCAGCTGCAGTATTTTTTGTCGTCATCTCTGCCAAAAGTCCAATCGTCATCAATACAAAAATCGATCGCTGCCTTTTGATCTGCGAAAGGAAGCTTTGATATCATCATTGCATGGCCCAAGGGAAGTATTCCCTGTTCGACATACTCTGCAGCAGCTTCATGTAAATCATTCAACTTTAAGCGGTCGAGGATGTATTTCTTTGGTTTATGGATCTTAGTGGCCAGCCATTCAAGTGATTCCTTTGCAAGAAGTGTTTTAAATGCATGCGCTTCGTCGATGGGACTCACATCTTCGCGCTGAAGATTTTCAATGATCTGAACCTCCAACATTTCTTCATCTGATATCTCTCTCACAAAAGCCTGGATCTTCTCCCATCCAAGAAGCCTGGCTGCACGGTAGCGCCTCTCCCCTGCTACAATTTCATATTCCTGATATTCACCTTCAAGAATATCTTTTCTTCTCCGTAAAGTGATAGGTTGAAGAAGTCCAGCTGGTCCATTCATTGATGCTGCCAGATCTTCAATGCTTTGATGATTAAATGATTTGCGTGGATTGGATTCACTCTGCAAAATTTTGCCGAGCTCGATCTCCTGCACCTGATTTTTAATTTTTGCCATGGTATGCCTTAATTGATTTTTAAACGGTTATTTGTTTTTGGATGTAGCGTTCAACTGCCTGGGAAAAATTGGGTGCTGTCAGCGCTACAAACTCACCTGATTTTGGGTCCCATCCATCCCAAACACCTTCTGAATCCTGGTAGACGATCAGGTATTTTTTTGCATCAACCTTTTCCATCACTTCTATGTCACGCACCACGTTTTCTATATCGTTTGTGACACTCATATTTCCGAGATTCAGATCTATCACCGAAATCACGTCTCGGCCCTTGATGTGCCCTACCTCATGAATAAAATCAGCTCTTGCCATTGGTTTTAGTTTTTGAAGCCAACGCCTGCAGACGATCGCATATGCTAAGAAGTTTTGATTGATCGAGTGCTGCCAGGCTCATGTTAATGGAATTGTTTTCACGGTTACTCACCTTTACCATCAGATTATTTCGCAGTTTGAAAATGCAGTCAATCCAAAGAGGTTCATGATTTCCCGCACATGCTATTTTTATCTCCGGTTTAAACTCCACCTTCGGCTTACCAGTTGAATTAAACAGTTCCGTCACTTTCTCGATCATACTGCCTGGTTTACCGGTGATTCAATCGTTGGAATAATCACACCTCGCTTAACGAGTTCAAAAAAGCAGTTCTTCAGTGCGATTACATCCGCTAGCGCATCATGGGCACCATCAAAATCACAGTTAAACAAAACACGATGCAGTTCTTCCAGCTTAGGCCATTTGAAGCCCCGGGTTCCCGGAAGTTTGCAATAGCTTGTGCTCTTCATCATCGTACAGATCTTAGTCATTCCACTGCGAGGAGTAATCCCGGCTCTGATAAACTCAGCCCAAACCACCCGGTGATCAAACATCAGATTGTGAGCAACCAGAAAATCTGATTGCAGCTTATCGTACATCAACATCTGCAGAATCTCAAGAATGGGCCTTCCTTCTGCCTGGCAGCGTTCAGTAGACATGTTGTTTTGAATAAAGAAATCTTCTTTCGGAACTTCCCATCCGTCAGGTTTTATGAGCGTTTGAAACTGATTCAAAACCGAACCGCCTTCATCGCAGAGGATCCAGGCAAGTTGAGTGACACGAGGCCAGTTGTCGACATCCTCATAAGATGCGTTATAAGCCTTGGGCTTACCGGTTGTTTCGCAGTCGAAGAATAAAAAATGCATGCGTTAATTTTTATGCTTGAAAAATGAGTTGATCGTCCAGAGATTTTGCTGGCTTAAGCAAATGCACCAGGCTTTTTGAGTGCAGGTATTCAAGAAATGAAGTGAGTATCGATTGGATGTCTCCTACCATATCGCCATATCGAATGCACTGAAGAGGTTCATGTGCAACAAACTTTACTTCAGGATGTAGTGCATAAGGCTCACCACCTAGTTCAGTAAATCCTTGCACTTCAAACAGATCATAGTAGAACACATCTACTCCAAGCATATCGAGATAAAACTTCCACTGGCAGCTATCGATATATTCCTGGTAATCGACCGACCGGAATTTAGTTTTCGTATCATGGATATTAAAGCCTTCAGTTCCATCCACCCGGCCTGAAACCTGGATGGGAAAATATCCCGTATGGTAGGCTTTTGCGATTGATATTTCGTGGATCATGAACCGGTGACTTGCCTTATAATCAAGTGCGACTTGAGCTTGCTCTCTCGTAAAAAGAATTTCGTTTGCCATCACCCCCTTTCTTGTCTTTTGAAAATCACCTTCGATGATTTTATGAAAACCTTCTCCCACCATGGTTTTATCATTGCCTTTGAATATTCCCATCAGGCTTTCCAGCAGTGATTGCTCTGTGTCGAATGAAGAAGCTTCTGTCATATATCGTCGAAACTTCTCCAGCGTTGTTACGCTGATCCTGTATGAAGGAGTCATGTGTAAATGATTATCGAAGGGTCAGGCCTTCAGTTTGATAAATTTTAATTCCTGCAATCGTTCTGGCACCTTCTGCGATCGCCGCACGAACTTTTGCACTATCGAGCACCAAGTATTCCCGTGGAACCTGCGATAGGTCTTCTACTTCAAACGTCCAGCGTTTAGTCACACCTTTTACAGTACTTGCAGAGCCGGTTGTAGAAAAGCTAGTTGGTATCATATTTACTGGTTCCAATTTTTCAATCGCTTCCGTCTTTGCTGATTTGTCTTCGTCTGACCCAAATGCGTCAGTTAGTGCAGATGTTGATTCCAACCGAGCCTTTGCTTCCTTTTTTAGGTTGTCAATATGCCCAAGGATATTAACCAGGTAAGTTGCCCAGTCTTTATCTTCATTCGATTCAATGATTTCGTGCGAAACGCTGGTCACACAACCATCAACTTCTATGACGTATTTCTGAAGGACCGGATTAAATTCAAAACCGAACTTGGTCAACTCGGGAATTCTTGCATCGCGGCGTTTGGCTTTCAGTTCTTCCTGCTTGCGTTTGTTATAAGCCAGGACTTCTTTTTTTGCAGCATCAATTGCAGGTGGAAGTTTTGCTGCAAGTGCTTTTGCGACAGCGTTAACCTTTTTCACTTCTTCATTCATCGGCTTGGTAATCTCAACCCTCTTGGCCTCGATTAACTTATCAACTTTTGCAGCTGCAGAAAGCGTATCCATGGCAGATGCTAATTCTAATTCGTCTTTGATATCTTTCACTGCTGCGAGCGCGGTGACCGCTTTGGCCACCTGCTCTTCAGCTTTATTAAAACGGCGCAAGTCAGCTTTGACTTCAACCGGTGTATCTGTTCTTGCAGCTTCAGCTGCGGTATTTGAATTTTTCACTTTGCGATGATTTGAAGGGTTTAAGACTCAAATGACATTTGTGGAGATTTTTTTGTACGCGTTGATTTGTCCGCAGCCGGATTCTCGAACTTTTGCAAGTCTTTATTAAACTTCCATCCGCTCTTTTGAGCCTTTTCAGAAATGAGCTTTTGAATACCAGGTTGCAGCGCTTTGGGCAGTTCGAGAAACAAAGGCAGAATCAAATTGAGATCTTCGACTTCCAGGACCGATTCAATTTCCTTCTGCAGCACTTCGGATTTTTTCAAAGCTTCGGCCTGGGCTTCTCCAATAGAGACGATTGATTTTTTTACGTTGGCAATCACATTTGCCATAAAGAATTTGAAGTCAGGTGTGGCCTTATCCGGTATCTGCATCGAAGGAAGGTTAGCGGTGTTTTTCCCGATCGTGAGATCCGTCGGTGACCATTGGATGTTGCGCTCATTGTTTACAAACGAAACATATCCAACCTGGTCTGATACGCGCAGTATAAGTTGGTATGATTGACCGGTTACATCCGGAATGCTTCGTTTGGTGTCTTCGTCTTTTTTTGCATGCGCGATGATGATTACGTCCAGACCTTCATTGCGACGATTGTTTAGAAAGAGTTTGAACTCATCTCCTATTTCACCATAAGCTTTCAGCTTGTTGGTTTTGAGTTTGTAGTCCTTTGTCACTACGTAACTCATCAGGAAATCATCGAGAGCAGCTTTGGCAGTATCGATTACTACAGTCTTGTAATTTTTGAATGTGCCGGCTTTTTCTTCTTCGATAACGTCATTCCAGCTGTTTATAACAACAGTGTCTTGACGAAGGGCGCTGCGGGAAACTCCTCGATCGAAGTCTAGAACCACAACGTTTTCTGAAGTGTTACCAAGAGTTGTTTTACATGAGCCTGGTTCGCCGTAAAGGGTGATCACTACAGGACGTTCCGGCAGTGGATCGGATGCTTTTAAAAGTGGCATTGCTTTGATTTTAATGATGATTAATTGCTTAGTGCGGGAGGGAGATTCGAACTCCCGACCTCCGGATTATGAGTCCGGCGCGCTGACCAACTGCGCTACCCCACATGTGCAGATCACTTCCGCGGATCTGCTTACGTTTCAGGAATTATCCCTGAGCTTCTTCGCCGTTAGCTTCAGCCGGGGGTGCATCGACATTTAAATCATCTACACCTTGCACAGCAGTTTCAAGACGAGCCAATGCGGCTTCAACTTCGGGAGTTGCATTTCCAGAAGCGGCGAGCGCATCTTTAAGTCCTTGAACTTCGGTTCTAATTTTGCCGACTTGACCTGTTACGGCATCCAGTTTTTCCGCGAGTTGCGTTTGATCCATTTGGATTGTTTTTAAAAGTGAAAAAATATCTTTCAGAAGCTTGCGGTTGCCGCGTCTGTAGTGATGGTGATTGATTGTTATAAATCCCATTTTTAATTATTTACTTTTTAAAAAGGCACCGGATAGACATCCAGGCCCGGGAGAAGAGGTTCACAGATTCTCTCCCTGAATTATTTTTAATTACATCGATCAAAGCTTCGATCGTCGACCTCCTCCGGAAAGACGGTGTAAGGAGCAGAGCTCGAAATACGCTTGCGTTGATCAGCTTCTCTTTGGTCCTTCTTGAATTTCTTATCGACATAACCGAATTCTTTTATTGCGATGTATATGAATGCGAGGAATACAACAGCCGCAACTCCGATTGCAATCCAGATTAAATAATCCCAGTTCATGGTTTAACTGTTGATGAGTGAGTAAGCGCCGAATTAATCAGGAAGTTTGCTTCTGTGTACCGTTGAGCACCTTCTTTCTTTGCATTCGCAATTGCTTTGGGCAGCGATACAACATCCATCACATGCATAAGCATGATCCATCCGAAGACATTAAGCTTCGCGATGCCTGTGTGAGATTGACAGAAGATCCAGCGTTCTGCTTCGTCTTCTTCCTGGGGATTGTATTCGTAATGATCAACGGTATCCATTCGTACAATAAGCAGTGTATAACCGCTTCTGAAATGAAGTGCATCTTTTTTTGTGTTGCACGTGAAACCGTTCAACAGAAGAAACTCTCCAGCTTCTTCCGAAAAATGCGGATTGATAAATTCAGTTCCGTTGCTTAGCCTGGTCATGCGATTTGTTTTTTATCGGTGAGTAGTTTTTTGAAACTTTTGCGAAAACCCGGGCACGTAGTCGCCTGACTTCCTTGGAGAGATAAACAGGTTCAATCCCTTTCGGGGGCGCTTCCGCAGGGAACTGCAGAAGCTGCCTCTTCAGTCCAGCTGCATTCAGGGCTAGTTGCCTACCCTGTTCTTCCAACCGGTTTAACTCTTCGATAATATGTTCAAGCGTTAGGCTCATGCTACTTTCTCCTGGATGAGTTCGGAAATCTCTAATACATCATAGTGCTTCGCAATAATGTCAAGGTTATCGACCGTTGTAAGTCGCACGTCATTATCACGCATCCAGCGATCAATCGATGAAATCTTGACGCCGTTGGCTTTCGCCAATTTGTATCTCAGATCATCGTCACTTTTCATTCTGTTCATAAACCCGGATGCGATTTCCTTAGCCATTATTTTGTTATTAGATTTTTATTAGTTTAGATTTGTTAGTGCAAACTTATGGAGTAATTTATCCAAACTCCAAATTATTTGGATTATTTTATCCACATTTAATTGTGAATAACTACTGTATGGCAGATAATAAAGTTGAACTGGGAGAGCGATTGCAGGAAATTAGGACTGAATTAGGCTTTAAGTCTGCTAGGCAATTTGCATTGTCGATTGGAGCAGATGTGAGCTATTACTCCAAAGCAGAAAAAGGGGGCGGTTTAAGCGAGGAATATTTACTCCAAATCACTGAGAAATATGGTTACACCAAATCTTGGTTGCTATTTGGAGAAGGCAACAAATTTTTAGATGGAAGTGTGAGAATTCCTTCTGCAGCTGATAAGTCTTTAAGAAAACCGAAAACACAATCGTCTGTGTTTCTAGTGCCTTTTGTTGACATACCTGCTCAGGCTGGCTATACGAAAGCTTATTCTGATATTGACTACATTGAAACTCTAAAGCATTATCCTATACTTCCTGACGTAGATCCAATGGGAGCAACATGGAGATATTTTCAGGTTGAGGGAGACAGTATGGAGCCGGAAATACGGGCAAAGGATACCATATTAGCAAGTTTGGTTATAAAAGAAGACTGGCCCGATATCAAAGATTTCTATACTCATGTAATTGTAACGGAGTCAGAGTTGTTAATTAAGGACGTTTTTAAGGATAGTACAAAGAAATGGATCCTTTTATCGGCAAATCCAGATTATCCTGCCAGATCGATCAATTTAGAGGAAATCAAACAAGTATGGGTTCTTCGTCGCCATGTTAAGAATCGAATAACTAAGCATCAACAATACGATATTAAACAGATTAAAAAAACCCTTAAATAG